TTGGGCTGAGAGAGATGCCCTTTCCTTTAATCATTGCTCGTTTGGTCGTTGTTGTTGGTTTGTTCCTCGGGGGCAAATGGTTCAAATGAATCGTCGTCCTCATCGAACTGAAACTCACTCATCACTCCCGTTGCTTTGTCAAACTTGAGGTGACAGGAAATCCCCGTCTCCCCACTAAATCTGTTCTTTAGAACACGCAGTGTTGTTATGTGCATCCTCTCTGGATCTTGAAGGTTACGCTCAACTCCCACCACCATGTCGCTGAGTCCTGCGATTGCCGTGGACCCTCGCAACGCTGACAGACTGGTCGCCACTCCTTCCTCAAATCCTCGTCCCTCTGGTCGCTTCAAATGACTGACAACGATCAACCCAATCTCACACTCCTCCGCAAGCGAGCGTAGCTTGGTCATCATGTTGTCGATCATTCTCCGTTCGTCTCCCCCACTGCTGTCGATGCCGCTTACCAAAATCGAGAGGTGGTCTAGAATGACCCACTCAACATCCAACGCTTGCGCCATGTATCGGATGTGACTCAGCAGGTTGTCGCTGTCCATCGATCCAAAATGGTCGTAAAGATAACAACGCCCACTTCCCACTGTGGCATCGAATGCCGTGCGGAATTCCTCCTCGTCGTCAAACGGTTCCAGGTGAAGCTGTTTCTTTAGCTCAAGCCCAACGATCCCCTGTGCCGTGCGTTCAACGCTTTCCTCAAGCGCAAGATAACCGACTGTTGAACCTACGTTCGTCAGGAGATGGTGCGCGATTACGCGGCACACCTGCGATTTGCCCACTCCACTTCCTGCACAAAACGTAACAATCTCACGCTTGCGTAACCCTCTCGTCATCTCATTGAGACCAACGAACGGGTAACTCACGCTTTGATTAGCCTTGGGGTTCAACAGTCGGTCAAGAACGTCTCGACCATCAAGGATGTCATCCGGTCGCCAGATGTTTGCTTGAAAGATTGCGGTGATGATTGCGCTTGTTGCGTTGTTCAACAGGCACTCGTTGGGATCTTTGTGTGGAAGGCGTGCGACCTTTGCTCGTCCCACCGGAAGGATGTTAGCCACTTGCCCGGTTGCCTTTCGTCCTTGCTCGTCCTCGTCGAACATCAGGATAACCTCGTCCCACCTGTTCAACCAATTAAGATGACGCTTGAAAACTGACTGTGCGCTTTGTGCTCCGTTGGGCAGACTGACTACTGCCCACTTGTTGTCCTGGGCTTGACTCACAGACAACGCATCAATCTCTCCCTCGGTGACTACCAGTTTCTTGCCTCCCATTGGAAACAGGTGCTGCCCGAAAAACGACCGGGGAGTCCCTATTGCCTCAAAATTCTTGTTCTCGTAACGGAGCTTCTGTGCTTCCAGCTTTCCCTCCAGGTCACGGTAGTCCGCAACGTGGACCCATTCTCCCTTGCGCTTGCCCACCCGGTATCCATACCGCTTGCAAGTGTCCTTCCACAACCCTCTGCTGCTTATCTCCTGGAACTCAGCGTCCGTCACAAACAGACTCGGTGCTGCTGGTGCTGGCGCGGGAGTCGAGGTCACAACAGGAGTGGAAGTGTGGTGTCCGCAGGAGAAGCAGTGTGTGCCTCCATCCGCGTTAATTGAAAGTGCATCACTCGATCCGCACTCAGCGCACGGTTGGTGAGTTGCTATAAAAGCCATTGTTTTGGTAACTTCCCTTGGCACCAAAGGAACCCTTGCCGATCACACCAATCCCCGTAGGTCGTCTTGCTGCGTGGGTTGATCCTGTTCTTTGCCCGTTGAAAAACAAAACGAATGTCGAACTCAGGATGCTGCTCTCGGATGAGAAGGTGCTTGGTGCGGTCGCTTGCTAAGAATCTTCCCTTTGCTTCAAGGATCACTCCGTTGCTCAACACAAAGTCAGGCGTGTAGTGATGATTCTTGAAGTAAGGAATACGAATGGACTCGTAGTCAAACGCCGCACCAGCACTCTTCAGTGCGGAAGCGATTCGTTTCTCAAACTTAGAACGGAACCGCATCAGAATCGGTCATTGCGTCACCCAGATCCTCACTGACGAACCCACCTTCCTCCGCATCAAAGGAAACGGTGCCTCCATACTCAACGAGGTCAATCACCTGGACTGCTTTGAGTCGAAGGGTATAACCAAATCCCATCGAAGCGACGTTCCAAGTGTAAGGCTCGATGCTCATCTTGATGATCGAACCGGACCCCACGGCAGGAGGAACAGCTAACTTTTTCCCTTGGGAGTCGAAGACGGGGATGACGAACTTGAGGTTTGTCCCGTCTTTGGTGACTCGGGAAGCGTTCTGCTTTGCGTAGATTTCCCAATCCCCATCATCAGTTTTACGAAGGGGCTGAGAGGAAGCTCTGGGGATTTTCTTTCCAGAAGCTTTGCAGGCCTCGTCGTATTCTCGTTCAACTTGCTCATCGACCTTTCGTTTGATTGCTCCGAATTCATCTTCTGTAACGTGTAAACGGCAAGAAAAGGTTCCAGCCTCGTTGAATTTGTAGTCCGGTGCTGCGATCCAGGGCCAAACTGCTTTCCCTTTCGGGGTGGTAATTACTGCCATTGTTTTAATGTGTCTCTTGTTTCGATCAACTGACGAAATACTTTGAGTCCATCAGTCTTGTAATATCGAGATCCCCCATCAGTGGTTGACCTTCGACACTCGGGATATTCAACGAATCATTGAACAAGTCCAGAAGATTCGCAGAAAATAATTCACAATATGCCTCACGAACCGCTATTCCAAGGGCATCACAGGATGGGGCGTGCGTCGAAAAGCAATCGTGAACCATCATAAAATCCTCAATTTTGCACCGGAGAACCGTCATCATCATCGCACACGCATCAAGGCTGTGGACGAAGTTAGGCACAACAGACAACCCCATCGACCGGGGACACATCTCATCAGTGTCTTCGTTGAATCGAACGTAACTCAGGTTCCCCATAAAGTGCGTCTTGATCTGCTGTGATTGTCTCTTTGTTTTTTCGTGAAGAACAGGGAATCCAAGGGGAGTGCGCCACTCAACCCCGGTGTCCTGCGACCGGGCAAGATCTTGCATCCAGTGCATCACCTCTGCTGGCGCAACAACAACAGAATTCATCGCGTCCCAAATGAGATCGGCAAGGTATGCTGTCGCCTTTGGTTTTTGTTCGCCTGTAAATGGACTCTCCTTTGCTTCCTCATCGAACCAATCAAGAACGAACTGACGGTTGGTGAACTTGGTCAGACCATACGCATAGCACATCACACTCTGCTTCGTCGTTCCACGGTCGATGCCATAGTGCAGCCAATGGTAGCTGTATCGACATGAGTTGCTTGAGTCCACCCGCAATCGCTCAAGCACCAGATTGGCAACGTCACCGTAGATGTCCTTTGGCGTGTCGGAAGGGAGCACGTTGCACGCCTCCGCACATACCGGATCTCTCGCAAGCAACGAAAGGATCTGGATGCCACTGTTGGTTGCGTCCATGCCGCACGGTAGACTCGTCTTGAACTTGCGTCCGCTTGCGTGCATTGCATCAAACTCGATACAACTCGCAAGGAACTGCCAAGGTTCGTCAGCATCCAGCCACATCCGGTGCGTCATAGGATCACGTGCAACCTTGCGTAACTCAACTGTGTTCTCCTCAACCCAACGGAGGCGTTGCTCAAAACTCTGCTTGTCCACACCGTTGCCCCATGTGTTCGCAACGTGGATCAACAACCACTTTGGATCGTCCCCAATCTCCTTTTGCCTCGCAAACTGTAACAACCCACGGGAGATGTCAGACCCTTGCGGACCAAAGAACGGAGACGGGATCGGATAGATGCGTCCTCGAAAGTCACAAGAGTGCGGAAAGTAGATGCGCTTCTCGTCCAGAAATTTGGCCGCGACCGTGAACAACCTGGAGATCCTCATGTGTCTGCCCCGCAACGAATGGTTGTGGATGTGGATCGTCCTTCGCTCAACACACAGCTCCCGTTTGTATTCCGCAGTGAGTTCTCCCTCGGGCCAATCGGGAAGCGGGATCTTCTCGCCCAACGCAAGTCCCCCAATCCCCGCACCGGAATCCCGCGCCCACTTAAAGACATCAAACACCTTTCGGTTCACCTGGAACGGTGTGGATTGAATCCGACTGACTGCTTTAAAAACCTCCGGGGAGAACTCCGCTTGCGTTACCCACCTTCTCTTGTTTGTGCGGACAAACGGAACCAAGGGAAGCTCAGTCGATCTCGGATAACCCCCGGCATACACCCCGGTCCACTCCACAGGCTCAACAACCATCGGAAGAAAGAGGGGGAGCAAGGTCTCCCGGTGCTTGTTGTAGCCCTCCCGCCATTCCTGTGTGTTCTCGGCTAATCGGATGAACTTGGTTGGTTTGTTTCGCAACGACGCACCGGGCTTGCGGCGGGAGAAACTTTCAATCGCTCCCGTTGCCTTTTGAACAAAGCCCAACAACGTCACACCACAGGACAGGCGTGCTCGCGGACCCCACTCGTCCCACTTGTTGCCCCGTCGCGCCATCACTCGCCGCGTAATGTGTCCCATCAGATATGTCTGAAAGACTCCATACATCTTCGCAAACTTGATCGTGCTGGACCCTACGTTCTTGTCCCGGTGGATGAAGGCATCCCCTAGTGCTTGGTCTTCAATCGCTCGTCCGATCCTGGACCCACACGAACACATCGTCATGTCCTCGGATAGCGCACACTCCAACGCAACCTTCGTCGCAATGAACGCAACCCTTTCCAGTCCCCGCTTTCCAAGGCACAAAAGGTATCGTTGCCATATGGATGGGTTCCTAATTTTTTTCAGCCCAATGCAATAGGACTCCAACCCATCAAGAACACCTGGAACCCCCTCCCGGCTCAGACGACCAACAAACGGACGGTCCCCAAAGATCGCAGCGTTTCTCACTCGCCCCGCTTCAACCATCTCAGCAATGAGATCGTCTTGTCGCGAAGTCACTCGCGTTACCTCCTTCGCTTGAGCAATATCCACAACGAGAAGTAAAGCATGATCTGTATGATCAAAATCGGTAAAAGAATTAGTTCGTCGTTCATCGTTTCTTTAGTCAGGTGTTACACGGCACAAAGAACCCCAACAGCACGCTTGCCACACTTAGGACACTTGCCGTCCTTTGTCTCGCCCCCGTCAAACTGCTGGTGCCACAAGCACGCCTTATCCTTTACACTCTTGATGTGCTTGCACTCCCCTTTGCGAAACTGAAACGCAGGACAGTTACACCGGAACTCATACTCGTAATCTCCCGTGTCCGCTTTGCCGTGCGTTACCAGATACTCCTTTGTCCCTTTGACCTTGCGCTCAAAAGTATCCCAGGAGGAACACATCGCCATTGGTACAATGTCCATCAGTGTCCCTCCTCCAAAAGATCCCGGTCGAACGAATATAACATGATGAATCCCGCCCCGTTAGGCTGAACCCCCATGACATTGTAGCCAACCCA